TCACAGATATACTTGATATACCTCTTACAAATACATTTGACGCTGGCGGAATAAGTACGGCACAAAGATATTTAAAAGATTGGATTGCTACATTAGGACAAGAAGTTATTATACCTCTTGCACATTTCAAAGTAGTATACGATGCATTAACAGATAGCCGTAATACTATGTCGCAAAGAGACTTTTCTAAAGTAATGTCTAGACTAAATATTAAAACAGCTCGTAAGCGTATAAGTACAGATCGTACAGCTGGTATACCTCGTGGTGTTGTATTAACTTGGAAAATAGATAATAATGTTAGGAAGGAATTAATAAACGAACATTTTGACGAAAGGGATTTAGGATTATTAGAGAATGGAGAATCTAACACAGCCTGACCGTCCAGACCTTATTTCAACGCTTGAGGTCACGGAGGATATCGAACTAGGTCTAGTACCAGCATGGTCTTACTCGGCCTTAAAAACCTACGAATCCTGCGCTTACAGAACTTACATATCTAAAGTAAAACGTGTACAAGAAGACTTCGGTCCTGCAGCGGAACGTGGGACGCGAATCCATGACGAAGCAGAAAAATACGTACGACATGAATTAGGTGATCTACCTGACACGTTGAAAAAATTTGAACAGCAATTTAAAGATCTAAGAGAACAGTTCGGAGATGCTAAAGTAGAAACAGAAGGAGAGTGGGGATTCACTCTTAACTGGGAACCTACGGGTTGGCTTGCTCCTGATACTTGGGCTCGTATAAAACTAGATGCTTTAGTACACGAAACAGAAACGTCAGCTAGAGTAATTGACTATAAGACAGGTAAACAATTTGGTAATGAAATAGCACACAGTCAACAAGCACTTATTTATGCTATCGGTACGTTCTTTATGTACCCTGATTTAGAAATAGTAAACACAGAAATGTGGTATTTAGATCACGGTACAACTATGGAGCAAACGTACACTAGAGATGAAGCTATGATTTTTATGCCAAAACTTCATGAGCGAGCTGTAACTATGACTACAGCTACTAAATTTCCACCAAACCCTAGCAATTACAATTGCAGGTGGTGTTCATTTGGTAAAGGTCCAGAGCCTTATTGCGAATGGGGCTCTAATTAGATATAATTAACAAACACTAGTACTCACCCAACTAACACAGAGTATTACGGAGATGAACGATGAACAATGTAACAAACATTCCTGCGCCCTACGCGCATCAAAAAACCACCACAGATTTTATAGTAGACACTAAATGTTGTCTTATTACATCTGACCCAGGCACAGGTAAAACTCGTGCAGTACTAGATGCCCATGTTGCACTTGGTGGTAGAGCTTTAGTTCTAGCTCCTCTTTCTATATTAGAAGCAGCTTGGGGAGAAGACATAAGTAAATTCCAGCCAAACATAAAATATGGAGTAGCTTATGCAAAAAATAGAAAACAAATATTTGAAGACACTACAAATGAAATGGTCATTACTAATTTTGAAGCTGTTAACTTTCTATTTAAAAATACACAGTACTTAAAAGACTTTGATACGATTATTATTGATGAGTTTACAGCATTTAAAAACCGTTCAGCTAAACGTAGCAAAAATCTTAACAAAATTATTTCGCATTTTACTAATAGAATTGCAATGTCTGGCACTCCTAACAGTAATACTATTTTAGATATTTGGCACCCTGTTTATCTTATAGATAATGGACAACGTCTTGGAGCTAGATTCTATTCATTTAGACATCAAGCTTGTACACCAAAGTTTAACGGCTTTGCAAACGAATGGATTGACAAACCAGGTATAGAAGAAACAATAGCAGACAAATTATCTGATATATCTATACGTTTTGCGCTTACAGATTGTATGGACCTACCAGATAAAATTGTACGAACAATAAATACAAAGCTAACTCCTAACGTACAAAAACAATACAAAACTTTAGCTGAAGATTCTGTCTTGTATACAAAATCAGGTACAGTTAACGCAGTGCACGCAGCTGCACGTGTAAAGAAATTGTTGCAACTTGTAACGGGAGCCGTTTATGACGAAGATGGTGTAGTTCAATTTGTACACCAAGAACGTTATGACATTGTCATGACGCTTGTATCTCAACGTGCACATAGTCTTGTAGCATTCAACTGGAAACACGAACGTGATGCGCTGGTAGAAATGGCTAACAAAGAAGGTATTACTTATGACATTATTGATGGCAGTGTTAAGCCTGAAAAACGCAATGACATTGTAGCTAGATACCAAGCAGGACATATTAAAGTTTTGTTTTGTCATCCGCAGTCAGCGGGCCACGGTCTTACATTGACCAAAGCTAATACAGTTATATGGTGTTCACCTACATACAATGCTGAGCATTATCAGCAATTTAACCAGCGTATATACAGAGCAGGTCAAACACAAAAGACCGAGACAATACTTATACAAGCCAGAAATACTTGGGAACCTGAGGTGTACGAAAAACTTAATACTAAGTTAGGTCGTATGGAAAACTTACTACATATCTTAAAGGAGATAACATGAGTGTAAAATTAAATGATTTATTAGCAGAAACAGCTAAAGTACGTGAACAAATTAAAGTAGTTCAGTCAGAAGAAAAAGTTCTTAAATCGCAACAACGCGAATTAGAAAGTCAGATATCTATTAGAATGCAAGAGCAAGGGCTCGATAAAATTTCTAATGATATTTGTACAATCTCACTTAAAACTGAGGTTGTGCCAACTGTAGAAGATTGGGATTCTTTGCACGAGCACATAACTGAAACTAATCAGTTTGAGCTATTGCAAAAACGTATGTCCGCAACCGCCTACAGAGAACTAGTAGCAACAGGTTTTGATGTACCTGGTGTTAAAAGTACGGAGTTGACCCGAATTAATTTTAGGTCAGCGTAATAATAATGTTAGATGAAACAAGGAGAATGAAACATGTCTAATGATATAAGTATAGTAACGAGCACAATGCCTGCTCATGTAAAGAAAGGCGAAAACCTGGGTAATGAAAACATTGGCTCAGAACATTTGTCTACCCCACGTTTAAAACAGCTGCAACAGTTGTCTAACGAAGTAGATGAAAATCATAGTGAATATATAGACGGCGCTAAAGTAGGCGACTTTATAAACACTGTAACCAAAGAAAGCTACGGTAAAGAATTATTTGTAGTTAACGTACACTTTAGAGAAGAGTATGTTGTATGGGTAAAAAGAGAAAAAGGTGGCGGTTTAGTTGGTACTTTTCCAACAAAACAAGAAGCTATCAAACATCTCGAAGATGGTGGTAACAAGGTCGAAGACCATGAAATTACTCAAACTCAAACCCACACACTACTTAAGGTAGACGAAAAGACAGGAGATATCTCAGAGATACCATTCTTGTTTGATTGTTCATCTTCTAAGCTTAGAGTGTCAAGAGAATGGAATACACAAATCATGAAGCTAGGCGGAGATAGATTTGCTTCTTTATGGAAATTGGCTTCTGTTCAAACAGCTAACAAAGCAGGGCAAAAGTTTATGAACATTGCTGTGTCTAACGTTGGTTGGTTAAAAGAAGATACTTATAATCTTGCTAAAGGTTTTTACGAAAAAACATTTGCAAATAAAAGTTAAGTAACTTGCGTACGGGTGCGACATTATAGATCGCACCCAAGTACGTATGATATACTTTGCATGTGCAAGAAAAGGATTTCATAAATAAAGTACATAGAAAACTACCTAAAGAAGTTTATAGGTGGAAGATCAACGATCCCTACCACGGAGGTGTGTCGGACACTTACTACTCTGGTCCTAACAATCATTGTTGGATTGAATATAAGTACAAAGAAAACTTGCCTGCAAAGCTTAACTCAAAAATAAAAATTAACTTATCAGAACAACAACGTATATGGCTTGCTCGCCAACAAGAACATGGTGTATTTACGTACGCAGTGTTTGGTTCAGGAGATCAGGTGTACGTTACTGAAGATTTTACACTTACACATATTACAGTGGGAACTTTTATAAAGGAAGCTATACCATTTAAAATATTTGTAGAAACATTAACTAAATTTTGTTTAGGAGAAACGAATGACTGATTATGTAAACTCGCCACCGCATTATAATACTGGAAACGTAGAGTGCATCGTGGCAATAGAAGAAAGTATGACCCCAGAATCTTTTAAAGGATATTTAAAAGGTAATGTTTTAAAGTATATGTGGCGTTATGAATACAAAAATGGTACTCAAGACCTTGAAAAAGCCCAATGGTACTTAAATAAACTAGTTGAAACTTGTAAAAAAGACAAAACCTCTCAGAAGAATCTATGATAAAAGCTATTAAAATGTTGTTTAAACTGAAGCTTAGGCCTTACTACCCTAAACAAAACGCCGTGTGCGAGCTCTGGTGAGGCCGTTTTTTGGCCTTTTCTAAATAATCGTTCAGATTTACGTTTAAGGTAGTTTTCTAAGTATTTTTCTAACATTATCCAGTTCTATATTTTTTTGTTGCCTTTTTTGTACGTGCAAAGGATCTATTATCACTTGCTGGTTTAACTTGTAAATTGTTTGGATTAAAATCCATAGGGTTTCCATTACGATGATGTACGTCTCTTCCATCTCCTTTTCTAGCTTGCCCAGTTTTTATTGCATATCGTCTTGCTTTATTTCTCATAGCACGTCTTTTCTTTTGTTCAGCTGTACCTTGGTACTTTGCATACTCTGCTTTGTAATCTCTAGCCATTTAAATAGTATACACCTTTAACGCATTCTTCTTTCCCTTCACATACATTTTTTTACAAAACGTAGCTTCTGGTACTTTTCTACGTGTTGACTCTCCGATCAATAAATCAACTCCTGCTTCTTTCGTAGCAGACTCTAATCGTGCAGCTGTGTTCACAGCATCTCCTATTGCCGAATAATCAAACCTTGTGTCACTTCCCATATTACCCACTACCGCTTCACCTGTATTTACACCAATGCCTATTGCAATTGGTTCGGTCAGTTCTTTTTGCAGCATGCGAATAGCTGTACGCATATCTCTAGCACAGGCGACGGCACGTTTTTCATGTTCATCTAAATCCAGGGGAGCATTAAAGATGGCCATACATGCGTCGCCTATAAACTTATC